CGTTCAGTTTTTCTTTGTGTTTCAGCTTGTTTAGCTTCAAATTCAAGTTGCATTTTTTGAGCTTTAAGAACTTCTGTATTTTTATCAGCACTACCCTTCATTTGTTCTACAAGAGCTTGGCGTTCTTGTGGAGTACGAGCTTGTAATAATTGGTCTCCAGTTACTCCAAGATTAGATTGTGCTGACAATACAAACCTAGCCCATGCTCCATTAGCATCTGAAGGATTAGATTTAAGGTCAGCTTCATACCCTCTAACAAGTTGTCCACCAAGTTCTAAAGTAGTTTGTGCATTAGAAAGAAGGTCAATTTGAGCTTTTGCATGTTTATTTTGTATCTCTTCATTTTGCAATGCCAAAGCATTAGCTAGTTTATAATTACCTTTTGAATTGGCAAGTTTAATAGCATTAGTATTTCTTTGTAAAACACCTTGTAAACCTTCTACTTCATTCTTAGATGTTTTAAGTCGTTCCATTGGAGTAGCAGGAGTTTCTTTAGTAGGTTCTTTAGCTGCAGCCTCTGCACCAGCACCCCCCATAAAACTAGGCATAGGAGCACCACCCATAGGGGCAGTTGCTTGTTTAGGCATACCCCCAGATTCACCTGGTAAAATATTTTGTGCTAAAGATGGAGGGCCTTTTTGGTCTTGATAACCACCAACCATAGTTGGTTGTGTTTTTTGTGCTTCTGCATAAGTCTTTTCAGCTTCTGCTTGGTCAGCAAGTTGCTTTTTATAAGCATCAATTTCAAATTGTTTTTGTTGAATATCTTGGGCACCTTTTACAGCACTTTGATAAGCATCCATTAATGTTGCCATATTTATTCCTTAATTAATATGTTGGGCCAATTGTACCGCCACCCATATTAGGGTCAGTGCCAGTATATCCATACGGGTTATTCCCGCCAGAACCAGAAGTATCAGTTGGTGTATATCCACCTACATATCCAGGAGCATAACTATTATAAGTTGGAGAGCTAGGTCCTCCAAAAATACCTGATTGAGAAAGTCCACCAAGACCCCCCATAATGTTACCAAGTGCTTGTTGTTGGTTTTGAGCATTAAGTTGATTTTGACCTACAACACTTAATGGAGCTTGAGTTGCCCCAGACAATTGTGATAGTTGACTCAAACGAGTGTTTAAATAATTATTAGAATAGTCTTGCCCATATTGTTGTAAAGCAACTTGTTGTGCTCCAGATGCTTGTTGTCCTGTTTGAGCCGCTTGACGGTTAAGAGCTTGTTGACCTTGTTGTAAGTTAAATTGATAACCAGGAAGAGAAGTAACAGAAGCAGGATTAGCCATTAGTTGATTTAACTGAGTAGCATACTGACCTCTATATTGAGCAAATGGGTCATAATAAGCACCACCTGCCACATTACCTGCTCCAGAACTACCACCACCAAATAAATTATTTACACCAGAGGCAATTCCCACTACAGAAGCAGCAGTACCTAAATTAAACATAAACTGGTCTATAAGAAGCCATTTAAGTGTTTTTAAATTAAACATAATTATCCTATCATCTTAGTGTATATTCTTTCAATTGCCTTATACCCAAGTCTATCTAGTATAGGGCCAATATCCAGTTTTAATTTTGTGCCCATATAAATACGTTGCACATTCTTTTCTTTCAAACTTTCCTCTAAAAACTTAAACAACTTAATTCCAACAAACCCTTGTCGATGGTCTTTATGAATAAAGAATATATCACTAAAGCATGTTATACTTTGTTTGTAGTGCATGTGGGGAAGTACAAATGAAACATGATAACCAATTACTTTGCCTTCTTTACGAGCAGTTATCATGTGTAGTATTTCAAGTCTGTCAAGTTCTAAATATCTATCATAATCTGGGTTAAGAGGTATTTCTGGATTCCCTGAAACTTCTTCCCAATGATTTTCAAACAATTCTTTTATTTCATCAATAACAAGGTAATAACGTTCAACTTGATAAGTAATCATTCTGTGGATGGTTCCCCTGATAGTTTAAGCTCACAGACATCTAAACGGAGTGGTTGGAACCCTGTGTAAAGGAACTCATAGGCTCTACGTCTAAATCTACCTAAATTATATAAAATAGGTTTCTGTAAACTTAAATCAACTTGTCTATAGTTTGACCAAGTGACATAATCATCATTAGTGTGTCTTACATTAATTGTGTCATTAATGTTATCACCAAAGATAACCAATTCACTATTGGACTTTTGTGTAGATGTACCAAAGCGTCCTCTTGGTGTAACCATTCTTACCATGATTGGTCCAAAAGGGTCTTTATAATTACCTACACCTATAGTATACACGTTTCCTGTCACTGCGTCAAGTACATAAGTGTTTTTTGTATTTGCTGGGAAGGTTTGTACAAAAGTACATTCAAAATATCCTTCACCACCACCAATGAATTGTTTACTTGTAGTCCAGAAATGCCATTCTTTTTCAGCTAAGTCGTAAACCATTGTTACATCTTGGTCTGCTAATACTAAACCATAAAAAGTGTGCCCAGAGATTTTATACACCCAACTATACACTGTAGATAGGTCACTTGCATTAAGGAAGTTCTCAATGGCTTTATTAGAAATAACTTGAGGCACTTGTCCAGAAAGAACATTGACTGTTCTACCACCTTCTTTGTTATTAGCCATCCAAATTACAATTTCTTCAAAAGATTGAATTGAATCTCCAGAAGCACAACCAATTTCTAATGTAGCTGTTGTATTACAAGACAACACTGAACCTACAGGATTAGCATTATCATAATAAAACTCTGTAGTCCATTGCTTAAATGCTACAAGGTAGTTAAGATGTTTTACTAAACCCATTGCTAAGTCAGGTTCTGCATTAGCAGTGATATAGTTTAATGGGTTCCATGATGTAGGGTTTTCTTCATCACTTTGCCAAATAGTACCACGTTGGTCCATTGCAAAGACATACCCATCAAGGTAAGGAAGACCACTAACAGGATTAGAAGGGAAAGCATTTAAAGCGGCTGAAGCGGCAGCACCTGTACCTACCACACCTGTAATAGTTGTACTTGATACTGATTGAGAAATAGATACAGAATAAGTACCTTTATTACCTGCTACATAAAATTTATAAGTTCCAGAAGCAATTGTAGTAAACGCATTAGAAATAGTAATAGTATTTCCAGCTACGTTAGTTACATAAGTGTTAGAAGGAATACCTGTTCCTGAAACAAATTGTCCTACAGCAATATTTGTTGCTGTTGAAACATTAAATGTAAAGGTACCTACAGCTCCACTACTTACATAATTAGCAGTTGCTGCAGGAGTATTGGTAGCAGTTAATTGCCCAGTAATAGTAGTTCCTGAACTTACCCCTGTTCCTGTTATTGTTTGTCCTGTATATAAACCACCACTTGTAACTGCAGTTACTGTCAATGTAGTTGAAGAGATAGACCCAGTAACAACCCCACTAGGATTATCAAATACAACAGTAAGAGTACCTGTATATCCAGTGCCAGGATTTGTTACAATAGCTGAAGTAATATTTCCATTATAAGCCATGTAAGTTCCAGAAGCACCACTTCCAGTTGTACCAGTGACAGTAAATACACCTGTAGCAGGATACCCAGACCCAGCATTAGTGATAGATACTAAATTCACTTGTTGACCTATGTTGACAAAAGCACCTGTGGCATCTAAATAGTAGCCATTTACTTTGTCATGTAGTACCATATAGGGATGAGGGGAAGAAGTAGCAGCAGTATTAGCCCAGCTAATATTATTAGTTGTATTAAGCCCAGTGCCAACAGAAACTCGTGTACCACCTGTGATTTTATATAATGTGCCATTTGCCACTGCATATAAATTATTATTATATACCCATAATCCTTGTCCTAAAGAAGGAAGAGCAGGAGTAATTGTATATTGAGTTTTACCTGGACGTTTAACTAAATGAGGTCTACCAGCAACGGTCTCTTTATAACAATTAACCATTTTGGCATCTTTAGTGATGTCATTGGTACGTTGTTCAAGAGGGGTTACTAAAGGGAGTTCGACTTTAGGCATTATCGGAATCCTCTGTTCATCCCCATTCTGACATCTGGGACAAAGTAGACAGAAGCATTTTCTACATCCCAGTCTTCTACTTCACGTTTATACATAATAGCTTTAGTATCATAGTATCCACGGTCTTGTAAACTCTTATCATAGTCAGAAGCAAGTTCAGCCATTAATGCCCATTTAAGAGGAAGGAACCATTCGTTAGGAAAGTCAAAATTGTCTGTAGGTTTAACCATATCCATTAAAGGACGTTGTACTACAATGTACAAATCATAATTGGTTGCTGTGTTACTATCAGGAGTTAGGTAAACATCCAATTGACCAAAAGTAGGTTTTGGATTGTAGAAATAACTATTCATTACTCCAGGAGATGCTTTACTACCAAGCATGTTATACTCTTGACGAGAAAGTGCTTGCATAGGAATGTCAATTGGAGGAGACACTTGTACATTACGTAAAAACCCTTGAATTACTTTTAAAGGTCTATCCGATATAATATCATTACCTGAGTCTGGTCCGATAGTATAAAGAGTTTGTCCTGATACCAAAGGAACCACAAGATTATCAATGGTCCAAAGTTTAATGCCATCTTTTTGCCAGTTTTTAATAATAAGGTTTAAAGCAAAAGAAGCATTTTTAGTAGCCTCTGATGTTGGTTCAGCACCTTCTTCAAGTACAGATAAACCACGTAAAGCAGCTTGAATAACTTGGTCTCTAGTAACCGTAAAACTTGTTACACCTGATGTACTCATTGAGTATCCCCACTATACTTCATTGAAATAAATTTAGATGCTAAAGCAGCACCACCTACAATACCAAGATATGCCATCCAGATGTCTGCACTAGGCTCTGGAATCATAATGAATTTAATGGTTCCTGCTGCATAAGCAATGTTACACCATAATTTAGAATGACTAAGTTTACCTTGTATGTTGGTAACAATATCTTCTAAAGCCATTACTTTTTACCTGTAAGAAAGAAGTAAAATAAAGCACAAGCTCCTGATACAGCAACAATCCATCTAGCTGTAGAACCAACCCAAGCAAGAGCTTTAAGAGCACCTTTGGCATCTGTCCATGCTTCTAATAATTCAGCAGTATTTTCTTTAATACACTCAATATCTTTTTTAAGAGAATCTACTTCTGTTTTAAGCTCTTGCATTGTTGTCATTTACTAAACCCCTGTATTATCTACTGAAGTTGGAGGAGCAACAAACTGTCCATCAACATACGTCCACTCTGTCGTGCAGTTATCAGGGCAAGCAGTCCAGAACAAAGGAGGAGCTACAGGAAAGGTTTGGTCATCAGGTTCAATCTGACATACTCTATTATATCTTGGGTCTATTAATGCTTGCATGATTTATCCTTATGCGTATTCGTAAACAATAACGATGCCTGATGTTGCACCTGACCCGCCAGTACCAGCCGCACCAACAGTTACAGTTACACCGCTAAATGAAGAAGTTATTTTTTTCATTGCATATCCACCTGAACTGCCACCACTTATGGATTGTGGTGTAGTTTGATTTGCACCAATTGTTAAACTAGCCCCTCCTCCAGCACCAAATCCATAAAATCCTGATGCTCCATTTTGTGAAATGCTAGTTGAAAATCCGCTTGGATTTGGAGATGAATTAACAGGTCCTTTAGTGCCTGTACCATTTAAATCCCCTCCCGAACCACTGCCCGCATTGCCACCATTTGCAGAACCTCCAGTTGCACTTATCAATGCACCAAAGGATGTTGTGCCACCAGCAGTTGAACTTGTGCCACTACCACCACCTCCACCAACAACTTCAACAATAACAGAGTTAGTACCAGAAGTTGGAGTATATGTCGCTGTTCCTGCTGTTGTGAAATATTGAACATTTAATAAACGACCAGAAGCACTAATTGTTTGGAATGAAGGGGCACTAGAACCATTAGAAGTTAAGACTTGCCCTGAAGTACCTGCACCTGTATTTTGTAAAGCAGAACCATCGGTATAAACAACTCCACCTGCTGTTACACCAAGTGAAGCATTATTAGTACCACCGTGAGCAATTGTATTAACACCTGTAATAGTAGCAGCAGTACCAGATACGTTACCTGTAACGTTACCAGTAAGAGCACCACTTAAACCACCACTAAATGTTTGAGCTTGTGTCCAAGTATTAGTTGAATCTAGTTGTCCTAAATTAACAAGAGAAGCATTAACTAAACGAAGCTCTACTTTATCACCAGAGTTCCAAGAAACAGCAGCAGTATTATCTTGACCACGAACAATTGTAAACACATCTGTAGACCGAGCAGTTACTTTAACAATTTCAACAATACCTGCTGTATTAGCAAGAGTCATGTAAAAATATTGACCACCTGTAGGATTAGGGAATAGACTTCCAGCACCAGAAGCAACTGTCAAACTAGTAGCAACGTTAGTAATACCTGAAGCTAAGGTAGTAGCAGCATTATTTGAAAATATCATTAAACCTGACATAATTTATTATCCTAATGGTTTCGTATTAATTGCAGCAGCATTTAACTCTTGTTTAGAGTCACTATATTCTATAATTTTAAAAGTAAGGGTTGCAGATATTGTAGAATTTCCATACAACCATGATGTAAAATGAATTGGTACAAATTGGTCTGTAGGTTCATCTCTTACCCAAGGTACAAGTTGTGGGTCTGGAACACCTCTAACAAAATCTTGTGGTTGCCTAATCTCCCAGTCTTGGGGGCAACACATTAATCCATCCCAACGTTGCTTTAATCTAGAAGCTTTGAATTTGCGACCACATACATCACAAATAGCATCCCAGTCTCCTTTATCATAACGAGAATAGTAACTCATAGACTACTAGGGGCCAATACAGGTAAATCTCCAACTAAGGTATACACGTTAGTTAAAGAAGTAGTTACAGACATTTCTAAACGATATGTAACTTGGTCTAATCCACCATAAATACGTTGAGCAACTCTAGTGCCATTAATAACAGGACTACCTGAAAGAATAGCACTTGGGTTTGAATCGTTTCCTTCTTTTACTTCTACAGTCATACTTGCAGAGTTAATTGTTTCACCACTAGCAATAATGTTAGAGAAGTCAAAAGTAAACTGCTCATTCTCTGTGGTAAGCTTATAAGAAAAACTAGACATTATTATCCTTAGATATAAAGATGGTTCTAAATTTAGTTACAGCAATTGTAGTAACTTTAGATGCCATGTAATAAACTCGTTCATTATAGTATTTTGTAAAAGAAATTAATGACGGTAATAAAGTAGTAACAGAATTAGTTACAATAATAATCTTTTTAAACAAAGCCTTTTTTAAAGTAGTTACAGTGTTAGAAATTATTGCTATTACTTTAAGAATGGCTCTAGATATAATAGTATTACTTGTAGAAGTAATAGTTAATACTTTAGTATAAAATCTAGTTGCTGCAAGAAAAGCTGAACTGCTAGAAGATATACTTTTAACAATATTGACTTTTTTTAATATTAAAGAATTGCTATTTAATATTGTAGACAAATATTTAATAATTAGTTTTATTATTAAAGCAGTACTATTTACAATAGTAGTAATAAATTTATTAATATTTTTTATATTACTTGCATTACTTGTACTAATAG